GGTAATTACACCATTGTTAGTTGTTGTGGCAAGGAGGGTTTGAGTGAAAGAGCCTTCCATAAGTACTGTTCAAAGTACGCGGAGTGTGCAGAGCTATATAAAAACGCCAAGAAAGAGGCAACAAACGCATTTAAAACAGAACTGATACATAAGGCTCAATCGGCCTTAGAAAAGGCCATAGAGGGCTATTATATTGAAGAAACAGAGAGTGTTGAGAGGTTCAATAAGATTGGTGATTCTGTTGGTCGTTCTGAGAGCAAGAAGAGGAGCTTTGTTAAGCCTAATGTAACTGCTATAATCTTTGCGTTAAAGAACTGTGACCCAATGAGTTGGAACAATGAGGGCTTGCATGAGGCTGTTGCTGATGAGCAGGTGTTTAAGATTGGCGACCAGGTGATTAAGTTTACTTAAAAGTAGTGGCTTATGACCAAGGCAGAGTATACTGTTATTAAGCGTTATGCGAGTAATGTTATTGCCGAGCATGGTGGTTTGTTACAAGCATACGCTTACATAGAATATGTTTTGATGAAGATAGAGATGAGCATATTCCAAAATCATATAGTAGATAAGTTGATGGATGAGTATGAGTTCTTCTGTACTATTTTGGATGAGCTTGAGTGTAGGATTTATATGAATTGATATGTGGGAGTTGCCAACGTATATTCGGGGTAGACTGAGTTTCAGTGTGCCTGAGATAGAGATGCTCATTGGTTCTCTTTGTAAGAGTTATGATAATATTAGGATGGTTGATAGGTATATTCAAACAAGGCTAACTGATTATGAGATAAAGATGAGTGATAAGACTATACTTGACTTTGAGATGGAGGATTATAGGGATTGGAAGGATGTTGAGACGTACTTTGGTTTACATAAATACTCATTTGAGCGGCAATACTTTAAAAAGCGTATATGGTAGCATTTGAACCTTTTCCTAAGCAGAAGGAGTTTATTGAGGCGGCACTAAGTGGTGATTATAGCTACTTGATGTACGGAGGAGCAGCAGGAGGTGGAAAGACCTATGTTACAATGGCTATTGCTATTATGCTTGCTAAGTTTTACCCAGGCTCACGTTCATTTGTTGTGCGGGAAAGTTTGCCAAGGCTGAAGAAGACATCTATCAAGAGCTTTTTTAAGCTATGTCCTAAGTCTTTTGTCAAGAAATACAATCAGCAAGACAAGCTCGTGATATTTAAGAATGGAAGTGAGCTGCAATTTATCAGTGAAAACTTTCAAAATGACAAGGATTTGACGCAGTTTGATGGATTGGAAGGCAACTTTTTTTTCCTTGAAGAAGGTCAAGAGTTGCAAGAAAGGACGTTTAACAAGGCAATTCTGCGCTGTGGTCGTAACATCATCAGCCCAATGCCTCCCAAACTCATCTTTATTACTTGCAACCCAAGCCAAAATTGGACTAAGGAAAAGTTTTACAAGCCATATATAGAGAAGAATATGCCAGAAAAGCATTTTTATTTACCTGCTACGATGGCTGATAATACGTTATTGCCCGAAGACTACATTGAGAGCTTGAATAACTTAGATGAGATTACACGGGCAATCTTCGTGGATGGTAATTGGGATGCGGTTGATGTGGATAGACCATTTGCCTATGCATTTGATAAAGCTAAAACAGTTAAGCCAAATCTCAAGTACAATCCAAATGAAGACTTGTATTTGTCCTTTGACTTTAACGTAGACCCGATTACTTGCATTTCAGCCCAGCACTATGGTGGCAAGATTAGGATACTTAAAGAGTTCCGACTTCGCAACTCAGACATCTTTGCCCTTTGTGATGCTATTCAAGCTGAATATGGCAACACTCCATTCATAGTTACGGGCGATGCAAGTGGCGCAAACCGCTCAGCAATGACCAAAGGTGCGATGAACTACTACATGATTATCAAAGAACAACTGCAAATCACAAGAAGTAGCTTCCGTGTTCCATCTTTCAATCCATCTATCAAAAACTCACGTGTTCTTTTAAACTCACTCTTAGAAAAACACCCCGACTTTTTGATTGATGCAAGCTGTCAATTCTTGATTAGTGACCTCATGGCAGTTGAAAGTAACGAGACAGGCGCAATCGACAAGGCAAGAGACGCAACTAAAACTCACTTGCTTGACTGTTTCCGCTATTATTTGTGGTCATTTCATAGTAACTTTGTTAGATATTTAAAACAAGCGTGATATGCCAAAGAAACTTGAACGATGTGTCACAGATGTGATAAAAACAGGCAAGAGCAGGTCATCTGCTTACGCTATTTGTACAGCAACACTAAATAAATCAAAGAAAACAGGCAAAAAATGAAGTGGTTTAAGAGAAAACAACAACAAACAGAGAGTGTAAAGGTAGAATCTGTGGTAAAAACGGGTTCACAAATCCCTTTAACACCAGTTTTTACAGATTCCCTCGGAAGAAATTGGTATCAGTTTCAAAACGCTGTGACTATTCCTGCAAAAAGAGCGATTGCAGCAGAAGTTGCAACCAAGTTCCAGGAAATGAATCTCACCAAGCAGAACTTGCTTGACCTTATGAAGAAGATGAAGGAGCACGCAAACAGCGGTAAAATCGTTGACTTGTTTGCTATCCTAAATGAAATTGAATTTAGATTAAATTTTATTGGTGAAGAGGAGACCTTAATCAACCTTGCGGCTGCTTATTTTGTTTTAGAGGGCGAGGATGAGACTGACTTTAGTGAAGTGGACAGAGTAAAGAAAGTGGACTACATCAAAGCAAATAAGGAGGCTTTCAATTTTTTTGTCCAAAGGGCGTTCGAGTTCACAATGAACTATTCACAAATGTCAGAAATAGATATACAAGAGTATTTACTTCAGAACGCCCAAAACGCGGAAAGACTAAAGAAATATTTGCTCAGCAAGAGATTTTAAACTACATAGATGACATCAATCACATGAATCAGTTGATATGTGACAACAAGGTGTCGGAGATGAAAGTGTTAGAATCTTTAAGCGTGGATGAGTACTATATGACTTTAAGTACTTATATTCGGATTGCAGAAGAAAGGGCTGAGGCGTATGACAAGGGAACATCAAGTGATAGTGGAGGCAACAACAACGCAAAACGCAAATCACTAAGAAGTTAAAAGCATGGCAGTTAAGAATGTTACTTTTGAAGTAAGTGCAGATACCACTAAGGCACAACAATCGTTGGCCAAACTTATTGAGCAACTCGATAAGATAAAGGAGTCTTCCAAACTCAGCATCACTGCTGGTGTAACAAACTTGGATAAGGAAATTCAAACTTTATCTAACAAACTTGACCAAGTAGCTAAAGACAATGCCAGAAGAAAGGATAATGAAGTAAAGAAAGTTACTGATACAGAGAATCAAAAAACAAAAGCTGTATCAAATGCTTTAGATGAACAAAAAAAGGCATACGAAACATTTGCTAAGTATAATGCTGATATTTTAAAGAAAGAAATAGCTGCTTTTAATGAGGCTGAAAAGAAAAAACAACAATTAGCTAAAGAAAGTCAAGCTGCATTCAATAAAAGCACAAGAGACGCAAAGGCCGCTGAAAAAACACAAAAAGTAGAAGATTTTAACAAAAGTCCATTTGGTCAGCTTAGCCAACAAGCTCAAGCAGCCGCTGAAAAGGCAAGACAGCTTGGGGCGCAACTTATTCTTTTAGAGCAAGCTGGTAAAAAGAATACGGTTGAATACAATGCTTTAGCAAAAGAGTTTAAGAAAGTATCAGCGGATGCGCTTAAAACAAGCGAGGCTTTAAATAAATTAAAGTTTAGTTCAAATCTTCCAGGCGCAAGACAATCATTAACAGGTCTTGCGGGTGCTGTAAACTTCATATCTCAGTCAGTAGCCAACTCTTCAACCAACTTTGTGCGTTTGCGTAATATCATTGCGCGTACAGGTGTTGCTCTTGGTGCAGTATCAATCGGTGCTTCCATACTTTCATTTGGGCGTGCGGCAGTAGATGCTGCAAAGAACTACGAGACATTGAGTGTCTCTTTTGGTACTTTGATTGGTAATGCTACACTTGCCCAACAAAAGATTAGAGAGCTTCGAGTATTTGCCGCTGAAACGCCATTCACAGTTGACGATGTATTCCAAGCATCAAGAACACTTCTTGGATATGGAGTAACCGTTGGTGAACTAATTCCAACTATTAAAACACTTGGTGATGTTGCGGGT